GGTCAATCGCCTGTTGCTGCGTGTCATGGATGGAGGTGAGGCGGTCGTTGCCTTCTCCCCGCACACCCCACTGATCACCGCCGTTGATGGGTACGACCCATTGGTTCTTTCCGCTCATTTCATGCACTCCAAAAATTGCAAAGGTCAGGCTCTTGAAGTCGGCGCGAGCCTGGGCGCATCGGGTGGTGAGATCACGTCATGGCGACCTCCTTTCCCGCTGCCGCACACGGCATCGCATACAACCCCGCGCGTTGCTGCGTGACCACGAGCGCGCCATAGGCCGCGTGCTGTGCAGCAGGCCCCGGCTTGCCCTTGTCCTTCGCCTTGATCTTGAAGAGGTCGCTCGGCTTGGCGCTGTCCAGGCCCGCGCGCTGCATGATCCGATCCGCCGTCGTGGCCTCGCCCTTGAACGACCACAGCGCGCCAAGCACCTTCGACTGACCATCGGTGAACTGGATCGGCGTGGCCTGAACATCCGGCAGCGTTGCCCACTTGAAGTCCGCCGAGAACGGCCCGTTCACCGGCGTGGCCGGATCGGCGACCGCTGGCGTCGCGGACGACGGCCCGGCAATGAACGAAATCAAGCCGCCGTAGAAGGTGAAGCGCTCCTCCAGCACCAGCCACTCGACGCCCGCGCCGAAGGGCGAGCCGCGTGTGATGCTCGGCCTCGGCGTGATCACCCTGAGGTCGCCGCCCGCCACGCGCACCCGCTCCAGCAGCGCAGGTTCGTGCAGCACCCGCGTGAGATCGCGCGCCAGCAGCACCGGCGACCGCCGGGCATCACCGAGCCGCCACACGCCGTCGCCGAGGTCATCGATGCCATCACGGCTTTCGATGCCGAGCGCGCGGCGCACCTTCGTACGCAGCCAATCCTCGTCCAAGACCAGCGCCGCACCATCGGCGGCTTCGACGGCCACCGGCCCGCAGTCCGGGCAGCGGCACATCCGTCCGCCGCGGCCATCGCCCCACACCTGCACCCGATGCTGCTGGCAGTGCGGGCACAACACGAAGGACTGATCCATCATCGTCGGCTTGACCGCCTTGCCGAGGATGGCCAACGCCACCGTTTCGCGCGGCGACAACGTGGCGCGCAGCACAGGCGTGCCACCCGCGAACAGGCGGCAGATCAAGGCCCAAGCGTCATGCGCCGCCATCGGATCAGTCCTCGATCACCGGCGTCGAGCCGACCGTGTCCGCTTCCGGCGGCATTTCGTGGGCGCTCAAGGTCTGGCCCTTCTGCAAGATGCCAACCGCGACCAGATAGCCTTCCAACTGCGCCTGCATCTTGGCGTCGAACTTGTGCAGGTTGAGCCGCCCCTTGCTGGTCACCTCGATGGTGACCACCTTCGCGCGCGTGCGGCCCGGCTCCGGCGGGTAGTAGAGATTGACCTGCGCCGCCGTCACCGTCCAGTTGCCTTCCAGCGGGCCGTTCAACTTCTCCTTCAGCAATTCATGCACAGAGCGTTGCTGGCTGGACTGCATCGCGGTGCATTCGAGCTTCAGCGCGCCGTCCGGGCTGAGGAAGGTCAGCGCCTTCAACTGCACCATCGAGAAGCCGTCCTCGAACGCCTCCGGCACGTCGAAGCCGGTGCGCAGCATCGACAAGTCCAGCGTCGGCGACTTGATCCGGCTCGCGTTCGCCTTGACGCCCAGCACATGCTCGGCGAAGGCCTCGACCAGCATCTGCTGGTACTTCTGCCCGCCGCGCACCAGCGTGCGCACCACGCCCGTGGTCTTGGCGTATTCCAGCACCATGTGGATGTTGGGGTTGCCGACGCGGCGCTTGAGGGTCGATCCCTCGAACTCCAGCCGCAGCATGGCCATGTCCTTGACGTGGACGGTGAGCAGGAACACGCCGGGGCTGCGCTCGACCAGATGCGCCACGCTGCTGTCGCCGCACTGCATCTCGCGCTTGTAGAAGGCCGAGATCGCGTTGCGCAGCCCGGCCAGGTTGTGGTCAGCGCCGTTCGGCTGGCGCTTCAGGCCCAGATCGTATTGCTGGGTCTGCGGCCCGTGGTGCTCCCAAAAACTGAAGTCGTAGGCGCGTTCGAACAGCGTCGGGTGGGTGACGTAGAGCCAGAACGAGCGGTGGACGTCGCTGCGGCACAGGGTCAGGCCAGCCAGCGCGGCGGCGTCCGAGACCACGGCCTCGAACATCGCCTGCTTGCCCGCCGGATCGCCCAACTGGACACTGGCCATGAGGTTGGCGGTCATCTGGTCGCGGGCGGCGGTGTCCGGCCAGACCTTGACCGCCTCCACCAAGAACTGGCTGGTCTCCGGCGTGTCGTCCCACGCGAACCCGTTCGGCACGGGCAGGCCATGTGAGGTCAGGAAGTCGCGCAGCGTGGCATCCACCGGCAGCTCGAGCATCACGTCGACAAAGGTCTTCTTCATCTTGTTCGTCCTTTCTGGATCGGCGTCGGAGGTCTGAGACCGGGATCGGGCTGCATGGGCCAGCGACAGGGTTACTGAACACGAATCTCATGAAAGTAAAGCCATGAGATACAAGCGCGATTTTGTCCCTCGGATTTACGCTTGTCAATCAACGTGGCACCTGTGGTGCTTCGTGGTATCTTGTGGCTATACTTTCTGGCTTGTTGAAAACAACTTCACTGACAGGAGCAATTGATGGCTTCAGCATTCGGAGCGCGCCTGCGCCGGTTGCGCGAGGCGAAGAAGTTGACCTTGCAACAGGTCGCGGACGCGGTCGGCTGCACCAAGGCCTACATCTGGGAACTGGAGATGAAGGATGGGCAGCGCCCCACCGCCGAGCGGATTCAGAAGATCGCTCAGGTGCTCGGCGTGACGATGGAGGACGTGATGGGCACGCCGATGCAGCAGGCACCGGATGCCAGCCCGGAGGACGTGGCCTTCTTCCGCGAGTACGCCGGGATGGCCGACGAGGAGAAGGATCGCTACCGGCAGGCGCTCAAGATCATGTTCCCCGACAAGAACGAAAGCGGGGACTGAAACTTGAGCGCAGCGCAGGCCCTCACCGGTTCGATTGCCGCCAACCACGTCATCAAGTGGCTGCGGGTGTGGTACCGCGACGAGGGCGTGCCCGACGCCATCGATCTCGAAGTCGTCCGGCAGATGCTGCCGACCACTCCCTATGGCACCGGCGTTCGTGAGATCAGGCCGCCGGTGCAGTTCAACGACGATGCCTTCGAAGGCATGCTGGCGCGCGACCCCAATGATCACGAGGTGTGGGGCATCGCCTACAACGGCAAATCGCGTCCCGAACGTCAACGCTTCACCATCGCCCACGAGCTGGGCCACTTCATCCTGCATCGCAGTCGGCAGCAGAGCTTCAACTGCGACAAGCAGAGCGTCCACACCGGCATCGACACGCTCCGCGACATCGAACGGGAGGCGGATGAATTCGCCAGCAATCTGCTGATGCCAGGCGATCTGCTGCGCGCGTGGATTTCCAGCCAGCGCATCGACTTCCGCGTCCTCGGAGACATCGCCAAGCGTTTCCAGGTCTCGCTGGAGGCACTGTGCATCCGCTACATCAAGTTCACGACGGAGCGCGCGATCCTCGTCTATTGGGACAACGGCTTCGTGAAGTACGAGTGGCGCAGCGGCAGCGCGAGGAGAACGCGGGCGCGCATCCGGCGCAACGGCGATCCGGCGGAACCGCCGCTGGGCACTCTGGCCGCCGATGCCAGCATCACGCAGGAATGGGACGGCACGGAGATGTCCGCTGCGATCTGGTGCCCGGAAGAAGCACAGCACATGAAACTGCGCGAGTTCAAGCACACCTTCGGTGCGCGTGATCGCGTCCTCACGCTGCTCCTGCTTGAAAGCGCCGAACCACGCGCGTGGGATCGGTCGTGGCAGGACGAGGAGAGCTTCGACAGCTTCGATCAGTTCGTGACGAACGGGCAGTTGCCGGATCGGCGATAGATTTGAACGACCCAGGAAAAAGAACATGGCCCGCATAGAAAACCACAAATACAGCATCGAGGAAGCCTTCCGGGAGTGCTTCTACATCGTCCCGGACTACCAGCGCGAGTACGTCTGGACCGACAAGGAAGTGCATCAGCTGCTGGAGGACATCGGCGAGCAGATTGATGCGGGCACGACGCGGGAATACTTCATCGGTGCGTATTTCGGCCCATCGTGACCGGCCGTTTCGGCATCGTGACCGCGCGTTTCGGTCCAACGTGACCGCGCATTTCGGCCGAGCGTAGTCGGTCGTTTCGGCATCGTGACCGGGCGTTTCGGCGATTGTGACCGCCGAGACGGCGCCCGGTACCGACGGCTCGGGCGGCCAGTGCTGCGTAGAGAACTGAACCCAGGGACCCGTACCCTCAGCGGCTTTGCCCGCGGGAGGCGCCGGTGCCCAGGAAGAGGATGGATCTACGCATGATCAAGGACGTGATTCGACTGAAGTGGGCCGCGCGCCTGACCCACGAGGAGATTGCCGCGACGCTGAAGGTTTCCAAGGGCGTGGTGGCCAAGTACGTGGCGCTGGCCGGCGCGGCGGGATTGGACTGGCTGACGGTCGAGCATTGGGGCGAGCGCGAACTGACAGCGCGGCTGCTGCCGCGCTCGGCAGAGGCAACGCCGGTGGTGGTGCCCGACTGGGGCCGCATCCACCGCGAGCTCGATCGCAAGGGCATGACGCTGATGCTGCTGTGGCAGGAGTACGTGGCCGAGCATCCGCACGGGCGCACCTGGCGATACACGCAGTTCTGCGAGCATTACAAGGCGTTCGCCGGGCGGTTGAAACGCTCGATGCGCCAGCACCGGCGCGCCGGCGAGAAGCTGTTCATCGATTACGCCGGACCGACGGTGGCGCTGACTGGTGGCGAGCGCGCGCAGGTGTTCGTCGCCGCGATGGGCGCCTCCAGCTACACGTTCGCCTGCGCCACGCCGGCGCAGAAGCTGGCCGACTGGATCGGCGCGATGGTGCGCGCCCTGGAGTTCTACGGGGGCGTGCCGCAACTGATCGTCCCCGACAACGCCCGCGCGGTCATCGCCGATGCCGATCGCTACGAGCCGCAGGCCAACCAGACGGTGCTGGACTTCGCCCGCCACTACGGCACCTCGGTGCTTGCGGCAAGGCCGGCTCATCCGCGCGACAAGGCCACCGCCGAGTCGGCGGTGCAGGTGGTCACCCGCTGGATCCTGATGCGGCTGCGCCAGCGGCGCTTCGACAGCGTCGGCCAGGTCGACGCCGCGATCGCCGAGTTGCTGCCCTGGCTGAACGAGCGCCCGTTCCAGAAGCTGCCCGGCAGCCGCGCCAGCACCTTCGCCGAACTGGACGCGCCGGTGCTGATGCCGTTGCCGCCGAGCCGCTACGAGATCGCCCGCTTCAAGACCGTCAAGCTGCACATCGACTACCACGTCGAGATCGACGGCCATCGCTACAGCGCCCCCCACGCGTTGGTCGGCCAGCAGTTGGAGGCCCGGTTGACCGCCTGCGGCGTGGAGCTGCTGCTGCGTGGCTCGCGCGTGGCCAGTCATGCCCGCTCCAGCCGGCGCGGCGGGTTCACCACCGTCGAGGCCCACATGCCCGCGGCGCATCGGGCGCACCGCGACTGGACCCCACAGCGGCTGATCGCCTGGGGCCAGCGGGTGGGGCTGGCCACCGGCGAGGTCGTCCACCGCATCCTGGCCCAGAACAAGCACCCCGAGCACGGTTACCGATCGTGCCTCGGGCTGCTCGGCTTGGCCAAGCGTTACGGCAACGCCCGGCTCGAGGCGGCCTGCGAACGGGCGCTGGTGCTCGGCGCCTTCAAGTACCGACACGTGCGCGACATCCTCGCCAACAACCGCGACCAGTTGGCCCTGAACGGCTGCGAGCCGGGCTGGACCAGCCCCGCGCACCCGAATCTGCGCGGCCCTGGCCACTACCAGTGATCGTTTCCACGATGACGACATCGTCACCCACTCACACAGGATCCACCGACATGCTCGACAACGCCACCCTCGCCAGCCTCAATGCCCTCAAACTGTTCGGCTTCGCCGAAGGCTTGCAGGAGCAAAAGGCTCAACCCGAGATGCTCGCCATGACCTTCGAGGAGCGGCTCGCGCTGCTGGTCGATCGCGAGATGAACGCGCGCAGCGACCGCAAGCGTGCCAGGCTGCTGCAACGCGCCCGACTGAAGGTGCCTGGTGCCTGCATCGAGGACGCCGACTTCGCCGGCATCCGCGGGCTGGACCGGCGCACCCTCACCACGCTGGCCCTGTCGGGCTGGATCGAGCGCGGCGACACCGTCGTGCTCGGCGGCCCAACTGGGGTCGGCAAGACCTGGTTGGCGTGCGCGCTGGGCCAGCACGCCTGCCGCCGCGGCCACAGCGCGCTGTACCTGCGCGTGCCGCGCCTGCCCGAGGAGCTGCGCGTCGTGCGCGCCAGCGGCACCCTGCGCAAGTGGCTCGCCGAGCTGGCCCGCACCGACGTGCTCCTGCTCGATGACTGGGGCACCGGTTCCATCGACGCCACCACGCGTGCCGACCTCTTGGAGATCGTCGATGACCGCGCCGGGCAGCGCGCCACCGTCATCACCCATCAGCTTCCGGTCGAGCACTGGCATGGCTGGATCGGTGACGCCACCGTCGCCGATGCAATCCTCGATCGGCTCCTGCCCAAGGCCCATCGCTTCAGCCTCGATGGGCCGTCTCGCCGCGGCGGCCAGCGCCCGGCCAAGATCGCACGCACGGAGGACTCGATGAACTGACCCGACCACCCGCACAGTACACTCATGGTCTACGCAGCACCGGCTCCGGGCCGGCGGTCACGATCGCCGAAATGCGCGGTCACGATGCCGAAACGGTCGGTCACGATCAACCGTGACCGCGGTCACGTCGCGCCGAAATGCGCGGTCACGTTCACCGAAATACGCAATCGGCACCGTGCTGGTGTCGCCGACCGATCAGAAGAGCCACTACGAGGTCATCGACGGCCAGCAGCGCCTGACCACATTCTTCCTGCTGTTGTGCGCGCTGAAGCATCTGTTCCAGGGCGAGCCGCAGCGGCAGATGCTTTCCGGGCTCATCTCGACCAGCTACGTGGATAGCGACGGCGAAGTGCGCACCAACCTGAAGCTCGAGCCGCGCTACGAGAGCGCGGGCGAGGTAATGGCCAAGCTGGTGGAGCTGGACGCTGAACCGCAGGCCGTGCGCGCTGGCATTCAGGCAGCGGGGATCGCCAGCTTCGGCTCATTGGAAAACCTGGTCAACGCCTACAGCACGCTGTACCGCTACCTGAAGGACAACTACGACGACACGCCCAAGCTGAAGAAGTATTGGGGCTACTTGGCCAACAACGTGGTGTTCATTCAGATCTCCACCGACGTCAGCAGCGCGCTGAAGATTTTCGAGACCATCAATGAGCGCGGCGTGGGCCTGAACCCGATGGATTTGCTCAAGAACCTGCTGTTCACGCAGGTCAAGCAAGCGCAGTTCACCCAGCTCAAAGACGAGTGGAAGAAGATCACCAAGCCGCTGGAGAAGGAGAAGGAAAAGCCGCTGCGTTTCCTGCGCTACTTCCTGATGGCCAACTACGTCATCAAGAACGAGCGCGGCGATGCGGTGGTGCGTGAAGACGAGATCTACGACTGGTTCATCGCCAAGGACAACGCTGCGCTGTGCGATTACGCAGGCAAGCCCTTCGAGTTCGTCCGCAAGGTCATCCGCAACGTCGAGCACTACCTCGCCTTCGCCAATGGAATGGGCAACGATGGCAAGCCCAGCCTGGCTATGGACAGCCTCAAACGGCTGGCCGGTGGTGCTTTCAGCTTGCACTACGTCCTGTTGCTGGCGGCGGCGAATTTCCCCAAGCCGCTGTTCGATCACTTCGTGGCGCAGCTGGAGAGCTTCCTCTTTTATTACATCTTCACCAAGACGCCGACCAAGGATCTGGAACGCAGCTTCTCTCAATGGGCCGACGAGCTGCGCGCGATTGCTGACGCCAGCGATCCTGTGAAGCAGAAGGTGCAGCTCAACGCCTTCGTCGCCGACCGCTTCGAGAAGAACATGGCTGGCAAGTCGCAGGAGCTGGCCGACGCCCTCAAGCGTTTCACGCTGTACTCGATGCAGCAGTACCGCACGCGCTACCTGCTGGCGCGGCTGACGCAGCACGTCGAGATGGCGTTCAGCGGCCTGAAGACCCCGGGCAGTCTGGAGCCCTTCACCAAACTGGAAATCGAGCACATCCTGCCCGACAACCCGAAGGCAGAACTGCGCGCCACGTGGGCGGCAGAGAACCCGAATGCCGTTTACGACGACTACAAGAATCGCCTCGGCAATCTGACCTTGCTGGAAAAGCCGATCAACATCGTCGCGGGCAACGACTTCTACACGACCAAGCAGGTCGAGTATGGCAAGAGCGGCAACTACCTGACCCGCAGTCTGGAGGCGCTGACCGACGTTGGACAGAACACATCCATTTCCCGGATCAACGCCAAGCTGGCTGCATTTCCTGCGTGGAATGCTGCATCCATCGAGAAGCGCCACGGACTGCTGATCACTTTGGCGCAGGATGTCTGGAAGACGTCACCCATCGGCGTCTGATCGGCAATCGCTGCCGATTCATCCATGACGACATTGCCCGCCGATGATGCGCTGACGATGCAGCAACGTGAGGTTCAGCGATTGCTGGGCCGCTGCTTGCTGCGTCTGCAGCAGTACGAAAAGTTGATGAAGGCCATCGTAGCCCACCACGAAATCTCGGCTGCCGGATCACCGCTGGCGTCGGATCAGGAGCAGCGCATCGCGGATGCCGCCAGCAAAACGCTGGGCACCTTGGTCGGCACACTCCTCGGTTCGTATGTCACCACCGACGAGGTGGAAGCTGCTTCCGAGTTTGATGCACGCGACGACATCATCTCGTTCAAGGTAAAGATGAATCTGCGCATGTCGGTTGAGGATTACGACAGGACGCAGAACGAGCTGAAGGAACTGGTGCTGCTACGGAACAACCTGGTACATCATTTCATCGACCAGCACGACCTTTGGAGCCTGGACGGATGCCGTGGCGCGCATGACACCCTGACGGCCGCCTATGTCCGCATCGATCAGCACTTCGAGCAACTGCGGGGCTGGGCCGAACACATGGATCAGGCCCGGCGGTTGGCTGCAGAATTCGCCCAGTCCGATACCTTTCACGATCTGGTGGTCCACGGCATCGCACCGGATGGTTCGGTGGATTGGTCTGCTGCAGGGATCGTACGCGCGCTGCGCGAGGCCGCTGCCGACTTGGCCGTCGAGGGCTGGACTCCGGTTGCCTCGGCGGGACGCTGGATCGTAGAGCGGCTCCCCGAACACCTGCCAGCGAAATATGGCTGCAGCAGTTGGCGGCAGGTCGTGCATGAATCTCGTCTGTTCGAGCTTCGATATCGTGATGTGGGCGGCCAGCGCGCGGCTTGGTATCGAGCCAAGCAGACATAGCGCCAGCTCCGCGCACGCCCGCTAAAACACGTTACGCGAAGTCCCTTCGGTTCATAGCATGAGCAGCGTTTTCCATCGAAGCGCCTGCCATGTCCGAACTCGAACCCATCTCCATTTCCCCGCCGTCTGACCGGCCTCGGCACCCGCAGAAGGAAATCGCCGACCTGCTGGCCGCAGCACTGCTGCGCCTGCGCGCGCGCCAGGCCAGCCACATCACCGAAAACAGCGAGCGCGTTCGCCTTGGCTTCTCCGGCCAGCAGCGCGTGAATGCGAACCCCGATCACCACTACGGAGTTCGCCCATGACGGCACACGCACCACCACCCGCCACCACGGTCGCCGCCCAGGTCGCCGGAATCCCCCATCTGTCGATGGGCGATCTCTGGGCACTGTGGGACGAGCATTTCGATGAACGGCCCGGCCACCACCATCGCGGCTGGCTGGAGAGCCGACTGGCCTACAGGATTCAGGAGCGCGCCTTCGGCGGTCTGAAACCCTCTCTGCGCAAGAAGCTCGAAGAGGTCGGCGAAACCGGTATCCTGCCCAAGTCGCTGCGAAGCGACGCTCAACGCCTGTTGCCCGGCACCATCCTCACGCGCATCTACGACGACGTCGAGCATCGCGTGCTGGTGCGCGGCACGGGCGACTTCGAGTATCAGGGGCAACGCTTCAAGAGCCTGTCCGCGATTGCGGGCCACATCACCGGCAGCCACTGGTCTGGCCCGGTGTTCTTCGGCCTGAAGACGCCCGCCACGAAGAAGGTGACGGCATGAGCTCCCCGCGCGCTCATTCCCTGCCGACGGTCACGCCGAAGAAGCGTTGCGCCGTCTACACCCGCAAATCCACCGACGAAGGATTGGATCAGGAATACAACAGCCTCGAAGCACAGCGCGACGCGGGCCTTGCCTTCATCGCCAGCCAGCGGCACGAAGGCTGGATCGCCGTCGGCGACGGCTACGACGACGGCGGCTACTCCGGCGGCAACATGGAGCGCCCGGCGCTGCGCCGCCTGATGGCCGACATCGAGGCCGGGAAGATCGACACCGTGGTCGTCTACAAGATCGACCGCCTGACGCGCAGCCTGCCGGACTTCGCCAAGCTGGTCGAGGTGTTCGACCGCAACGGCGTGTCCTTCGTCTCGGTCACGCAGCAGTTCAACACCACGACCTCGATGGGGCGGCTGACGCTGAACATCCTGCTGTCCTTCGCGCAGTTCGAGCGCGAAGTCACGGGCGAGCGCATCCGCGACAAGATCGCGGCGAGCAAGGCCAAGGGCATGTGGATGGGCGGCGTTCCGCCCTTGGGCTACGACGTCGTCGAGCGCAAGCTCATCGTCAACGAACGCGAGGCGGCGCTGGTGCGCGACATCTTCCGGCGCTACGGCGAGCATGGCTCGGCGGCGCGACTGGTGCGTGAACTGGACATCGAAGGCCACACCACCAAGGCGTGGGTGACGCAAACCGGACGGCAGCGACCGGGGCGCACCATCGACCAGCAGTACCTGTTCACGATGCTGCGCAACCGCATCTACCTCGGCGAAATCTCCAACAACGGCCAGTGGTACGAGGGCCAACACGAAGCCATCGCCACCCCGGCGCTGTGGGATGCGGCGCACGCCTTCATCGAACGGCGCAAGCAGGCTCCGCGCGAACACGCCGCCAAGCATCCGGCGCTGCTGGCGGGCCTGCTGTTCGCGCCCGATGGCCAGCGCATGCTGCACTCCTTCGTCAAGAAGAAGAACGGGCGGCAGTACCGCTACTACGTTCCCTACCTGCACAAGCGCCGCAACGCGGGCGCGAGCCTGTCGCCCCATACTCCGGATCGGCCGGACGTCGGCCATTTGCCCGCCGCCGAAATCGAGAACGCGGTGCTGGCACAAATCCACGCGGCGCTCTCCGCGCCGCAGATGCTGATCGCGGTGTGGCGATCCTGCCAGCAGCATCCTGCAGGTAGCAAGCTCGACGAAGCGCAGGTGGTCGTGGCCATGCAGCGCATCGGCGACGTGTGGGCGCAGTTGTTCCCCGCCGAGCAGCAACGCATCACGCGGCTGCTGATCGAACGGGTACAACTGCACGCGCAGGGGCTGGACATCGTCTGGCGCGAGGACGGCTGGATCGGGTTTGGGGCCGACATCGGTACGCACCCACTGGTCGAGGAAGCCCGCGCGCAGACCGAAGAGGCGCTGGCATGAACACCACGGCGAACCCGCGCAAGCGCGCCGTCCACATCGAGGTCGGTACCGATGCCCGCAGCTACGTCAGCGGCGGTCAGCGGGTCACGCTGGTGCCGTTGACGATCAAGCACCGCCAGAACCGCAAACTGCTGATCCCGCCCGCGCCCGACGCCACTGGTGCGGCGGGCGGCTTCGACGCGCCGATGATCAAGACGCTGGGCAAGGCCTTCTACTGGAAGCGGCTGATCGACGAAGGCGTCTATCCGACGACCGCAGATCTGGCGCGCGCGCTGAAAGTGGAGACAGGCTGGGCGGCCGAGGTGCTGCGCATGACCATGCTGGCCCCGGACATTGTCGAGGCGATCTTCGAGGGCCGCCAACCCCGGCATCTGAACCTGCACACGCTGCGCGGCCGCCAAGTCCTGCTGCCCCGCGACTGGGGCGAGCAGCGTCGGCTGCTGGGCTTCATCGACGCCTGAACCCCGTCCCCGATTTCCGCTGACGACGGCGAGCCATGTGCTCGCCGTTTTCGTTTGCGCGTGGGCGGATTGGCGAACCCGAAGTTTCCGCGTGGTTCGCCATTGCGTCCCTTCAAGGTTCGCCACCCGAATTTTGGAATGACACCTGTTCCTCAACAACGCAACAGGAGCGTTCCATGCAGACATCAGCAAGCCCTTTTCCCCGGTCGCCCTCATCGGCGAACGCCCAGGGGATCAACAGTCTTTCACCCGGCGACCGCCGGGTGCTGAACGAAAACGAACTGGCCCAGCGATGGGGCGTCAGCCCCAAGACGCTGCAACGCTGGCGCAGCGAAGGTCGTGGCCCGCGCTACCTGAAGCTGTCCAAGCGCGTCGGTTATCCCGTGGACGCCGTCATCGAGTTCGAGCGCGACGCGCTGCACGACTCGACGTCCGAACGCGCCGTGGTTTGAGGAGCGATGCCATGAACGACATCACTCTCTTTCCCGCCGACATCGCCGCGATGTCCGTCAGCCAGTTGGCCGCGCTGCCCGCCGCGCAGAAGGCCGAGATCGACAAGAACCTCGACGAAGCCCTCAGCTGGCTGAAGAAGGCACGCGCCAAGTTCGATGCCGCGCTCGACGCCGCCTACGGCGAACAGGCCCGCGCCACGTTGCGCGATTCGGGCCGCGACTTCGGCACCGCGCACATCGACGACGGCCCGCTGCGCATCAAGTTCGAGCTGCCCAAGAAGGTCAGTTGGGATCAGAAGAAGCTCGGCGACATCGCCGCCCACATCGTGGCCGGTGGCGACAAGGTCGAGCACTTCATCGACGTGAAGCTGGCGGTTTCCGAATCGCGCTTCACCAACTGGCCGCCGTCGCTCCAGCAGGAGTTCGCCGCCGCTCGCACGGTCGAGCCGGGCAAGCCGTCTTTCACCCTTTACTTCGATTCGGAGCACTGACCATGAGCGCCAATCTCATCGATTCGCTGCGCAAGCAGCTGCCGTCCATCTACGGCGATTCCCTGCCCACGGAGGTCCACTACCGCAACGCCGACGGCAACTTGATCGCCGTCGCGCTCGAAGCGGCCACGGTGGACGAACTGGCCTTTGCCATCCAGACCGCCAACGCAGACGCCTTGGCTCTGAGTCGTCGCCGCAACGCGCTGGAAGATCTCCACGCCGAAGCACGCAAGCGTGCAGCGCGCGGTGCTGACCGCATCGCCGACATCGCATGGGAGGGCTGATCATGAGCGCGATCATTCCCTTCCAGTTCGAGGCGCACGCCGTGCGCGTGCAGGTCGATGATGCGGGCCTGCCGTGGTTCAACGCCAGCGACGTCTGCGACGCGCTGGAGATGGGCAACCCGTCTCAGGCGGTCAAGTCCCATGTCGATGCAGAGGATCTCCAGAAACTGGAGACCCTTACGACAGGTGGTCGCCAGCGCCAGAACCACGTCAACGAATCGGGCCTCTACGCCCTGATCCTCGGCAGCACGAAGGACGCCGCGAAACGCTTCAAGCGTTGGGTGACCGGCGAGGTGCTGCCCGCGATCCGCAAGACCGGCGCGTATGCCGTCCCCGGCACGCTGGCGGCCTTGCCCGCGCCGACCCACGACCGCGTCAGCGCCATCCTGCTGATGGGCGAGGCGGTGGCGAAGGTGCCGGGCGTCAAGACCGGCATTGCGATGGCGGCGACGCTGACTTGCATCCACGAGAACACGGGACTCGCCGTCGAGACGCTGCGCCGCACGCTGCCCGCCGCCAACGAGCCGATCTGCTCGCTCAACGCCACCCAGCTCGGCAAGCTCTTGAACCGCTCGGCCAAGGTCACGAACCAGTTGCTGGCGGCGGGCGGCTTCCAGTTCCGCAACGACCGCGACGAATGGGAACTGACCGAGTCCGGTGAAGCGTGGGCCGAGGCCATGCCGTACTCGCGCAACGGCCACAGCGGCTACCAGATTCTCTGGAATCCCGCCGTCGCCGACGAGCTGAAGGAGGTGGCGTGATGTCCCTCCCGATCATCTCCGCGCAGCAGCGCATGGCCGAACGCAAGGGCGTGAAGCTCCTGATGCTCGGCAAGTCCGGCATCGGCAAGACCACCCGGCTCAAAGACCTCGACCCGAAGACCACGCTGTTCCTCGACATCGAGGCGGGCGACCTGGCCGTGGCCGACTGGCCGGGCGACACCATCCGTCCGGCCTCGTGGCCGGAGTCGCGCGACTTCTTCGTGTTCCTCGCCGGGCCGGACAAGTCGTTGCCGCCGGAGTCCGCGTTCTCGCAGGCGCACTACGACCACGTCATCGAGAAGTTCGGCAACCCGGCGCAGCTCGACCGCTACCAGACCTTCTTCCTCGACTCGATCACGCAGTTGTCGCGCCAGTGCTTCGCGTGGTGCAAGACGCAACCGGGCGCGGTCAGCGACCGCTCCGGCAAGCCCGACCTTCGCGCCGCCTACGGTCTGCTTGGTCAGGAGATGGTCGGCGCGCTCACGCACCTCCAGCATGCGCGCGGCAAGAACGTCGTGTTCGTCGCCATCCTCGACGAACGCCTCGACGACTACAACCGCAAGATGTTCGTGCCGCAGATCGAAGGCAGCAAGACCAGCCTCGAACTGCCTGGCATCGTCGATGAGGTCGTGACGCTGGCCGAGATCAAGGCTCAGAACCCGGATGGCAGCGACAGCAGCTTCCGCGCCTTCGTCACCCACACCCTCAATCCCTACGGCTACCCGGCCAAAGACCGCAGCGGTCGCCTCGACCTGCTCGAACCGCCGGACTTGAACGCGCTGATCGCCAAGTGCGCAGGCACGCCCGTGCTCGCCAGCGCCGCCATTCCCCAATCCCACGAATCTCAGGAGTAATCGCCATGACCACGCAGAACTGGAACGACTTCAACGACGCCGAACAGCAGCAAGGCTTCGACCTCATCCCCAAGGGCACCATCGTCCCGGTGCGCATGACCATCAAACCCGGTGGTCACGACGACCCGTCGCAGAACTGGACGGGCGGCTACGCCACCCAGTCCTTTGACACCGGGTCGGTCTATCTCGCCGCCGAATTCGTGGTGACTGCAGGCGACCACGCCAAACGCAAGATGTGGTCGAACATTGGCTTGTACTCGCCGAAGGGGCCGACCTGGGGCCAGATGGGGCGCACGTTTATCCGCGCCGCGCTCAACAGTGCCCGCAACGTCCACCCGCAGGACAACAGCCCGCACGCCTCTGTCGCACGCCGCATTCAGGGCTTCCATGAACTGGATGGCATCGAGTTCCTCGCCCGCGTGGACGTCGAGAAGGATGCCAAGGGTGGTGATCGCAACGTCGTGAAGCTCGCGGTCGAACCCGACCACCCCGACTACGCCAAGTTCATGGGCGTGCCGCCCAAGACCAAGACCGGCGGTGGTAACTCCGGCGCTCCGGCACAGGCCGCGCCTTCGTCC